AGGTGGTACAGTAGTTACAACAGGAGGTTATAAATACCATACATTCACTTCTTCAGGTACATTAACAGTTACAACTCCCGGTCTTTTTGAAATTATCTGTATAGGCGGTGGAGGTGGTGGTGGAAGTTTTTATGGAGCTGGTGGTGGTGGAGCTGGTGGTTATGTTTATAAAACTGGAGTTTATTTAGCTTCAGGTTCTAATACAGTTACAGTAGGTGCTGGTGGTTCTACACACACGAAAGGCACAGCATCATCAATTGGCATTATTACTGCTGATGGTGGTGGAGCTGGTGGAAGTGTTGAAACAACTGCTTCAGGTGGCGGTTCAGGCGGAGGAGGTCGAGGCGGTACTAGAGTTCCGGGTTGTCTGACAGACTGCGTAACAATGTAATAGCTGGGTTTATAGTTGTAGCATTTTGGATAGTGTTTGTATTGCCAGTAATGGCTGCTGACCCAATTGTTACAAACAGTACAAGTAATAGTACAGTAACAACAAGTACAGACACTAAGAGTACAATAAGGACAAACCCACCTAGTGCAATTAGTCCGAGCATTAACGCAAGTAATAGTGACTTATGTATGGTAGGAGTTAGTGGAGCAGTACAGACACAGATACTAGGTATCAGCACAGGACAGGCTTACTCAGATGAGAACTGTATGAGACTTAAGAATGCAAAGGTACTCTATGATATGGGTATGAAGGTAGCAGCAGTTGCTTTAATGTGCCAAACGAGGTCGGTGTATGACGCAATGAAATTTGCCGGGACCCCCTGCCCGATAAACTCGCCCACTACAGGTGAGGGGCTAATAGGACAAGAAGCTACAGCAGAATGGAGACTGAACCCTAAGAAGATTCCAGAGAAACAACAATCTTCTAATATGAACAGAGGAGTATTTCTTGAAAAGTTGGTTAGTGGCATTCTTGGTGTTATCTTGCTCGCTATCCTCGTGGTCTGACCCGGAGATAATTGAGCATCAGATTGCAGATGATGGCTGGGTGGAAGTACCTCTTGACTTTACTTTTCCTTTTTATGGAAATAGTTATGTCACTAGCTTTATGTTTAGTAACGGTGTTGTGGGGTTTCTTGACCCTCTTGATGTACCCGGTACTGGCATTGTATATGATGGGTTGTGTTGTCAAGGACAGGACCTAAGTTCATTTACAGGTGTAAGATTTAATTACACTATAATGCCTTGGAACACAGATTTAATAGACACAGGTATAGGTAAATTTTATACACAAGGTGATGAGACTTTCCAAAAGTATATGTGGGAAAACTTATCAGAGTATTACAACAGAAATACAAGTAATACATTTGACCTGACAATATACCCAATGGGTAACATAGAAGTAAACTATGAGCAGGTACAAATAAATAACCACGCAGTAACAGTAGCAGTAGTTGGAGATTTAAGTTTAGGTGAGTATGAACAATGGTTCTATAACCACCCTACTAACGGAGCAATCTTTTGGAACAGTGCAGAAGATGACCCAGTAGAAATAGCAAACGGAGAGAGTGTATGCAGTGTAATACCAGACAGTCATATCAGTTGTTTATACTACCCACAAGTCTATGCTGATAATGTGTATAATCAACAATGTGCATTGGACCCTTTGTACGATTACGGTTGTGATGGATGGAGTGATGCTTACATAGATGAATATGTTGAGGAAGATGTACCAGAAGTTTGGGAAGCTGATGAGGAAGATACTGAATCAATATACGTCTTGGAAGAGCCAGAGGTTTTTCAAGTAATAGAAATAGAACCGTTGGATGACTACACATTAATTTCCACAACCATAGAAGAAGCCATACCAGAGATGGAAGACTTGTTTGAGGAAATAGCACAAGAAGAATTAATAGAGGAAATAGAAGCAGAGTTAGAAGAATTCCTAGAGCCAGAGTTAGAAGAAGAACCTTTAGAAGAACCAATAGAAGAGGAACTTGATGAGCCAGAGCCAGAAGAAGACACCGTACAAGAAGAACAAACAGAAGAAGAGCCAGAACAAGAGGCGGTAGTAGAAGTTGTAGAAGAGCCCAAGCTAGTACAGAAAAAGAAAGAGGCTAGTAAGAAAGAAAAGATGCGTGAGATTATAGGTAACAAGCTAAAGAATCTTGCAGTAGAAATGGGCGAAGCTGCATCACTAGAAGAGCAACAGAAACTACAAAGCCTAATACTTGCACTCTTAAACTTTAATGCTGGATTCAACAGCTACAACACACAACTACTTATTGATGGTGTGTTTTATAAAGACAAGGGTATATATTTAGACAAGGATATACCAGACAATCAAAGAGGATTAAGAAACGGTTTGGCTAACGAAATACTACATAATAAATTAATGGACTTGCAATGGCAGAAGTAGAATACGGTGGGATTAAAGTAGGTGGTAGTAAGTTACTATTAATCATTCCTTTAATTGGTACAGTATTAGGTGGTGCTTGGGGCGGATTTGAAGTGTACCAAAGATACCTAGACATGGAAGCCAAAATAGATTCCTACATTGCACCTGATTTGTCAGGCATAGAAAAAGATTTAGCAGTTATAAACGAGCATATGTCTACAGTAAATACACATATGGAGTTTGTTAGTAAAGAGATTGATTTGTTTAAAGAAGAACTAGACTTGATTAAAGCAAATGTTGATGAACAGATTACATATGTGAAAGAAGTAAAAAAGGATGTTAGAGAAGACATGAGACACCTTGAAAGTATTGTTAATGATGTAGAAACTAAGTTGCAGAAACAAAAAGAAAACTTAGCAACAATGATTGACAACGCTGACACAAGGTTTGACCAAAGAAGAGATGCTCTTTATTCTGATACGGATAGAAAGATTAAAGAAGTAGAAGAAAGACTTAACACAAGACTACAAAGAGCTTTAGATAATCCACTAGCAAACTAGGAGAATAATATGCCACAAGGACCGGGAACTTACGGAAGAAAAAGAGGAAGACCACCAGCTAAACGACCAGTTAAAAAATGAATGATGAGCTTAGTAGAATGCAATTACAAACCGCTACCAAAAGGTAGATAAGCATTCAGGACAAATAGCAAAAAGCTGTTTAGCAAAATTGATGACACTAATTTGTGTATACAAAAGATTAACACTTCATTACTGCAAATTAAATGGGGAGTGTTTGGTGCATTTGCTTGGTACATCATAGGACAAGTAGGGATTATAGAGGCAATGAGGTTAGCAATATGATAGCATTTTTAACAAACGTAGCACCAATAGCACTGGGCTTTGTTGCTAAGTTGTTTGCACTTAAGAGTCAAGCAGCAGCAGAAAATCAAAAGTTAATGATACAGAACTTGCAAGCACGCAATGATTCTATTAACCAAGCAAGAGACAGAGCAGACAAAGAAAGTCCAATGGCTGCACTTAATAGACGAGTTATTATATTTGTTATATTGGCACTTATAATATTTACACAAGTAGCTCCAGTGTTCTTTAATGTACCAACAGTAATACCTAACACTATAGAAGGATTTAGTTTTTTTGGTATACAGTTTACACCAGACATAGTGGAGTATATAGAAATACAAGCTGGTTCAGTATTGAAGATGGATGAAATCTTTGGCTGGGCTACGATGATAATAGAGTTCTACTTTGGAGCACAATTAGCAAAAGGAAAATAACATGGCACTAGAATCCACAACATACATAGACGGGTTAGTAGCAACAAACCCTACCGGTACAGACCCAAGGAGTCAAGGAGATGACCACATAAGACTAGTTAAGTCAGCAGTGGCTGCTACCTTTCCCAACATTGCTGGTGCTGTAACAGCTACGCACACAGAAATAAATAAGATAGATGGCTACACTGGAACAACAGCAGAGCTAAACTACAATGATGTACCAACGCTAGGAACAGTAGAGGCATCAAGAACTGTGACTGCTGATGCTGTAGGAACAACAACTAATTTAAAGACCAAGAAGCAAACAGAGATTGTTAATGCAGTAGGTACAGTCAGTACCTCAACAGCAATTAACTTTGCACTAGGCAACGTAGTAACTGCTGTACTTGCAAGTGGCGGAGCGTTTACAATTACTAACGCACCAACATCTGGCATATACGGTAAGTTTAAATTAATACTAACTAACGGTGGTACGGTAGCAGACCCTTGGCCAAGCAGTGTCAAGTTTGCTGGTGGAACTACACCTACACTAACAACAAGCGGAATAGACATTCTTACATTTGAAACAATTGACAACGGTGCTAACTGGTACGCAGTTGTTGATGGTTTAAACATGAGCTAATAAATGCCGGCACAAATAACAGTATTAAATCCTACAGGTATTAATAGAGACATTGACTCGTATGAACTACCAGAGACGCAATGGTCTGATGGTAATAATATACAATTTGACAATGACAAAACTGCCAAGGTATTAGGACAACAGCAAGTATTTGGTACACCCACGGTAGCACCTTACTGGTTATTACCTTTTAACACTACAACTACTGACTATTGGATTTACCCTAGCTTAACTAAAATATACAGAGTAAGTACATCCGGGAACTACAACAACTCACGCTGATGTAACACGCTCTAGTGGTGGTGACTATTCAGCTACTGCTGCTAAAGGATGGAACGGTGGAGTTTTAGGTGGTGTAGCTATACTTAACAACGGTGTAGATGACCCACAAATGTTAGGCACATCATCATCTGCTTTTGCTGATTTAACTAACTGGCCAAGTAATACAAGCTGTCAAGTTATTAGACCATTTAAAAGATTCTTAGTAGCACTAGACACAACAGAGTCAAGTACACGCTACCCTTTTAGAGTTAAGTGGTCACATCCAGCAGAGGGTGGTACAGTACCTACTACTTGGGACCCAGCAGATGCAACCAAGGATGCTGGTTATGTAGATTTATCACAGTCTAATGGTTATGTAATTGATTGCTTGCCATTAGGTGACGTTAATATTGTATACAAACAAGACTCAATCTGGTCTATGGCATTTGAAGGCGGACAGTCTATATTTGGATTTAGGCAACTATTTGATGATGTTGGTATACTAGGTAGGCACTGTGCAAAAAGTTTCGATAACAAGCATTTTGTGGTCTCTGAGGATGATGTATATGTACATGATGGTCAGACTAAGCAGTCAATTGTAGACCAGCAAATTAGAGACGAGCTATTTAACTCTATGCATCCAGACTACAAGACAAGAACTTTTGTAGCTGCGGACAGAGAAAAGAATGAGATGTGGGTATGCTTTGTATCTAACACTAATGACACAAATGCATTTGCAGACACAGCATATGTATACAACTTTAGAAACAACAGCTGGTCTAAGAGAGACTTGCCTTATGTAAGTTATATTTCTTGGGGTATTGTAGACACAGTAAGTACGAGTGACTGGTCAGAGTCAGGAGACTGGGACACAGACAGTGAGTCTTGGGATTCACCACTTAAGCCTAGTTTATTATTAGCTGCTACAAGTGCTACTAAATTGTATGTATTAGGTAGTAATCAAAATGCAGGAACAAGTTTTAGAGCATATGTAGAAAAAGAACATATGAATTTAGGGTATCCGGGTACTAAGACTATACAAAAGATTGTACCAAGAATAAGTGGTACAGGTTCAGTAGATTTTTATGTAGGTCAAGAGATGATGCCACACGAAGGCACAACATGGAAAGGACCATATACATTTACTAGTGGTGTACATTCAGAGATACCAGTAAGAGCCACAGGAAACTATGTAGGTATTAGAGCAGAGTCTACTGATGCAAACACATGGGCATTAGCTAACTTAGAAGTACACTGGAGTCCGTCAGGAAACAGAGGTAAGGGAGTATGATTCGTTATTCTCCTGCACCAGTACCTGATGATGCAAAGGATTTACCTGCATATTTAAGACAAGAATTTTCTAGAATGTCTGCTATAATAAGTAACATAGCTGATGGACATTATGATGAATCTAATGCAGTTCCATCAAAGCCAAGAGCTGGAGATGTTAGGTACGCAGATGGTACTAACTGGAATCCGGGCAGTGGTGAGGGGTTGTATTTATACTTGAGTACAGGAGCATGGAGTAAACTTTGATTGAAGGGATAAGGTCGGGGGAGATTGAGGCTTGGTGGCCTCTCGTTGAAGAATACTTGAATGCAGCCATGAAATACAGTTTAGGCGAGTATAGTATTACTGATATAAAAAAGTCCTGTATATCGAAGAATATGCAGCTCTGGGTAAAAATAGGTACCGAAGTAGAGGGTGCTTTTATTACAAAGATTAGTATGTACCCACAAAAGAATATACTATGTGTGCTGTTACTAGGTGGAAAAGAATTTATGACATGGAGAGATGAAGCAGATGCACTCCTAAATGCATTTGGAAAAGAAAACGATTGTGAGTATGTAGAACTATTTGGTAGAAAAGGATGGGGAAAGGTACTTGAGGATATTAATTATAAAGAACAAACAAGATTATTTGCTAAGGAGATAACATAATGTCAAAAGGTGACAATGTAGAAACAAAAGAAAACGAACCTTGGAGTCAAGCCTCGCCTTACATTACGGAAGGCTTCAAGGAAGCGTCTAATTTATACAACAATTTTAATCCTACTTTTTATAGTGGGCCAACTCAAGCATACTTTAGTCCAGACCAATTAACAGCACAACAAGGCATGAGAGACTTTGCTGTTAAAGGTGCTCCTGAAATAATGAACCCAGCAATGAGTGCTTACAAAGATGCAATGAGTCCATCGAGACTTGATGTAGCTAACAACCCATATGTAAATAATATGGCACAAGCAGCAGCAGACAGAGCAATGAGTAGTTTACAGCCAGAACTAGCTAACATTAGAGGCGGTGCTATTATGTCAGGTGGCTACGGTGGTGGCAGACAAGGTATTGCAGAAGGTAACGCTTTAGCAGGTGCAGCAGATTCAGCTAATCAAGCAGCAGCACAAATATATGGTAATGCTTATGGTCAAGGATTGAGCAATCAGTTAGGAACATTAGGACAGACAGGTGCTCTTATGGGTGCAGGATTCCAGCCTTATGCTAACTTGTCTTTATCAGGAGAGCAGCAGCAGTTAAGAGAACAAGCATTAATTAATGATGCACAAGCAGCTCATGACTTTAACATGAACTTACCTTACCAAAAATTCCAGAACTACCAAGCAGGTATTGCAGGATTCCAGCCAGCAATGGGAGCAGCAGGTTCATCAACAGAGACAACACCGGGTCCTAGCATGCTTAACACAATTGGTGTGCTTGGTTCTACATTGTCTGGCTTTAACCGATAGGAGATAACATGGGATACGCAACAGAAGCATATGGTCATTTAATGGGAGGAAATGCTCCTATAGCATCGCCTACTATTTCATTTGACAAACCTAGCCCAGCTCCAGTTACTACTGTAACATACAACCCACCAACAGGGCCAGTAGGAAATGCACCAATCATTAGCCCACCTTTTCCTGATTTAAAGCCACCTACTAGCAGACCAACAGGAGGACTTAGTTTTTCTTTTGGGGGCGGAGGAGGAGGAAGTTCTGCACCAGCAGGGCCTAATGTTTCACTAAGACCTCAAACATTTGCACCGTATGAGAGTACATATACTCCACCAACACCAGCAACACCAGTTCCGTATGATTATGCTACTAGAGACCCTTACATTTATGGTGATGGGCTTAGCAATGCAGGTGCAGCATATGACATATGGGGCTCTAAGCCGGGAGAAAATCCTTACTTATTAAGCACACCAGCAGATTACACACCGGGACTTATAGGACTAGACCCAATAACATTGCCTAATAACATGCCTAACAGGGGTGCTGACATTAGTGCGTTTACACCTAATACTCCTGTACCAAGAACTCCAGAGCAAATAGTTAGAGACTATGGTTACACAGGAAGAACAGCTCCTAATCAAACTAATGTACCTCCAAGTATGAGAGATTCAGCCCCTAATGCAAAAATTATGCTAGAGGCAGCAGCAGCTAATGTAAGGAATGGTATATACCCTAACATGCAAGCAGCTATGGATGCACAGCAAGCATTTAATTTAAAATATCCTACTTTGACTCCTGCAGAAAATGCAGCACAAATTGCAAAGAGTCAAGCGATGTTGTTAAGCCAAGACCAAAGACCTAAAGTTGAAAAGAAAGTAACAAGAACTTCTAGTATACCAAGTGCAGGCACAGGAGCATCGGGTCCAAAGCCGGGAAGAAACTATGAAACTAAGAAAGCTAGTACAGCAAAGGCTGTAAAAAAATATACTACTAAAGATGTAAACACTAGTTTCAAAGCACGAAGAGATGTTAGAAATCTTTTTGCATAATTAGTATGGAAACATTATTTGGTAACTTTAACCTAGAAGATATTTATAATGCATACCAGTTTGCAGAGACAGGTTCTTTTAGTAATCCTTGGATACGCACAGTAGCAGAGAATACACCCGGTGGTAGTACAGCCTATGGCCCAGTCCAAATAACTGGTGGTTTAATAGATGACTTCTATAATAATGAAAGAAGTGTATTTGATGACAATTCTGATATTGCACAATTACTTAGAGGACAAGCTGCATTGTTTAGCCACTTTGGAAACGAAGAAGGACTGGCAGGGTATGACCCTAGGTATGATTATAAGGGTGAGGGTATTGGCTTAACTGACATACAAAAAATACAGTACAAAGATTTTGCACAAGACATGATGCAGGATATGTGGAACAAAAATAAGAATAAAGAAAACCCAGTACAAAGTTTTATAGAAGCATGGCGAGGGAAAACAATTGAAGAAGACCCCGACTATTACAAAAGATTTAATACATACTTAGGAAGATAACATGGCAGTATATTCAGGACAAGGAAGACAACCATTTTCAGCAGCACAGCTAGCTCTTATGGAAGAAGAAGAGCTAAGAAAAATGGCAGCTCAAAGAGCTTTCAATGAAAAAATGCTAGCACGAAATAAAGCAAGTGCTCTAAAGAATCAAACAGCAATGACTCAAGATGATGTAGGGTTTTTTCCGGGGTTGCTTGGTAGAAGTAGTGAAGAAGAGCAGAGAATGCTGGCAGGTAATATGTACCCCGGTCCTCAATTGTCTTTGTTTGATAGAGCAAAGAATGCTCTTAGTGACGCATGGACTAATGAAAATTCTGCTTATAAGCAAGGACTTATAGTTGACAGGCTGATTGATGAGCAAGAATTAGAACAAGAAAGAGCGAAGGCTGTTGCCACTGCTGTTGCTGACCAACAAGCTGGCTCGGGACAATTGGCACAGCAAGTTTGGTCCCCGGGACTAGGTGCCCCTCAAATTCAGCCTAGAGTAGTAGAAGAAAAAGAAGTGAATCAAGGTGTTACAGGAATTGTACCTCCGGGCGAATTTAATTTTAGTCAAGGTAAACAACTAAGTGATGCAGAGGCTGGTGCCATTTATTCACAGCCAGTAGCTGGTACTTATATGAATGTCGGTGAAATGCTAGGTAGACTTCGCTACAATGCAGATGGTACTTTCAGTCGTTTACCTACTGTGGGTACAAGAGTTGGTGATGTAGGAACTGACCTAGCACGAGCAGCTTATGAAAATTCTAGAATACCTTATATGGGTATGAAAAATATGGCCGGTGATGCAATCGTTGGTCCGGGTCAGTGGGCAGATGACCAGATAGATAGAATAGAAGCTGAAAGAGAATACAACTTGCCAGAGAATGTAGCAGCAAGAGAAGTAGCAAAGAAAAGAGAAGAGATGAAGCAAGCAGGACTTTTAGTTGACCAGCAATTAGATGCTATAGAAGCTGAACAGGCTGCAGCAAAAGCAGAAGAAATGAAAGCTGCTGGCATATGGGCTACTGATGAGATAGTTAGACAAGAGACTGAGCAACTTGCAGCAAAAAGAGCAGCAGAAGCTGAAGCACAGAGAGCAGCAGAGGCTGATAGAATTAGAAACATGCAAGGATTTATTGAGCAGCAAAGCGAAATGGAAAGTGGCTACAACAATATGCAAGAAGCTCAAGCTGCAATGGAAACAGTTAATCAAGAAGGTCTAGACAACGAGGCGTTAGACGTTCCTATCATCGGTGAAGAGCCTATTACTCTTGCAGAACACATACTACCATCAGTAGAAAAAAAGATTGAAGAATTAAGTAATGATGAAAAGAACGATTTATTTGTTGACAAAACTTTAAGGGGTGAAAATTTATTAGGTAAGTTCTTAGATAAATTAGGTTTGTTAGATAATGACAACGAAGGTGTAACTGAAGAAGATGGAAATGCAACAGTTAATGACATAGCACAAATAGCTGCAGAGTCGGGCAGTGAAGCAACGCAAGAAACAGAGCAAGCTGGTTTGCTAACAGATAATAAGACAGCTGATAATAAAAATGCTAATGTATTTAATGCAGCGGTTGCAGGCAGTCAAGGTGAGTCCGTTTCTGGTATAATGTCAGTTACTTCTGATGATAGTATGGAAGGATTTACAATGGACAGACTTACTAACCCACTATCACCAGAGAATAAGAAATGGTGGATGGGTGGAGGTGGAGGTGTTCCCGGTAGTAATAGAGCAGTACAATTCTTTGAAGCTCTTGCGTACATAGGTACACCATTAAAGTACAGACCATCTAAGACACCTGCTCAACAGAACATTGAAAACCAAATGACTCAGATGAATAACATGTAATGGATTATCGGTCAGCTAATACAGCCAACCCTCCATCTTTTGCATCATTAAGAGCAGGAGTACCAAGCACCGCTGTAATAGAAAATACTATTAGAGGTCAGATGGAAAATGAAGCTGACAAAGGATTATTATTTGGATTAATTGGCGGTGACAGTCAGGCTGACATTGATAATGACATAGCAACTACAGCTTATGCTATTAGAGAAAAGATGCTTCAAATGACTTTGGTTAATACTCAAAATGGTATAACAAAAATACCTACTATTGAAGAAGCAATTGCTGCTATGCAGCCACCACAGACTGATGACGATAATGATGATGAGAAATCAGAAGGAAGATTTTTAGGTTTCTTTAAATAAGGTTATATATGGCTTTAATAGATGAAGAAGAATATTCTCTAGGTGGATTACAAGGCTTAGAGGGGTTATCAAATTTAGAAGGTTTAGATGGATTAAGTAATCTTGACTTAGGTGCTTTTGGTACTGGAAAAAAGAATGACCCTCTTGCTACTAGCTGGGACAATTTTAAAATACAGTTTGGTGGCGGACTTCAGACGTTAGATGACATATTAAATAAAGACTCTTTTCTCAGTCAATGGGGAGAAGCACTGGAAGAGTCTGGTGAAATTGGCAAGGAAGATTATATGCCAAAGTTTACTGGCACTTTTTTAGAGCAAGAAGGATTTGGAGGAAAGTTTGGATGGGCTGTTGAAAGAGCAAAAGAAAATGCGGTAGGTAGTGGTGCAGCTCTAGCAGCAATGCTACTTACAAGAAGACTAGAGCCGGGTGCTGCTATAATAAGTTTTCTGCAATTAAATGAAGCTGGTAATGTTCACGCTGAGAATGCAGACAAACCTGTTTCTGAGTTCACAGGCTCAGAAAAAGTACAAACAACTTTTGCAGCTGCATTAATGACAGCATTAGATTTGTATGCTCCAACTAAAATAGGTAAATCATTTAGTCCATTACTTAAAAAAGATTTAAGTGAGATGGCATCTTATCTAAATGACTTTGAAAAGATGGGTTTTGCAAACGCTCTTATGATTGGCCTTAAGAAAGCTGGGGTTATTGGTATAATTGAGGGTGGAACAGAAGTATTACAGGATGCGATAGCACAATTTACTTCGGCTACTAGGGGAAGAGATATGAATGTGGATGCTTCAGCCGGAGCATTTGCAGCAGGTACTGTAGGTGGAACGACAATGGGTTCTCTGGCTGGTTATAGAGATGCAACTCAAGATACTAGAGAAGCCAAGCAATCTCAAAAAATACTGGACCAAAGTAATCTAGAAAAATTACAGGAAGCAGGTGCACAATATAGCACTGGTGTAAAGAACTACGAAAAACAATACCAAGAATTAGTAGACAAGTACGAGGGTCCAGAGCTAGATGCTAAGATAAAAGAACTAGCACCAGTAGAAGATGTAATACCAGAGACAATAGACTTTAAAAGACTACAGCCTAGTCGCATATCTAAACTTACTACTGTTGCAGCAGATGCTTTACTTAACAGGTCTACAGAATTCTTAGAGCAGACTCGTGCAAAGACCAAGACAGGTAAAGATATGTTTCATCTGGACAGAGCACTCAGAGGCTTTGGCGATGTCGAATCAGGAACAGGTCAGTTCCAAACAAACCCATCATTTAATACACTCAAGCATAATTATGTTGGAGAATTTCTTACTCCGTTTGGAGACATAAGAGATAAGTGGACTAGTGCATACCCATTGGCCGGACAATTTGGTGGTAAGATTGGACATAACATTGACAAGTATCTAGGTCAGGTACTAGAAAATAAAGTAGACCCTAAGCTAAAAGCAGAGGTTCGTTCTCAGTTAGGTAGAAGATTCGGAGAACTAGAAGCAGACATTGTTACTATCAGAAAGATACAAGACAAGGTATTTAATTCCTTAGCTAAAGCACTTGGTAAGGATGGTCTAAAGATTAATTTTCAGAAAGATTACCTAACTCGTGGTATAGATAAGAAAGCAGTGAAAGCAGACCCAGATGCATTTCTTAAATCACTAGAAGAAGATGTACAGATAGGTCCTACCAAAGACCCTAAGACTGGGGAGATTATAGAGACTGCTGAACAAGTAAGAGAAAGAATATTAAATGACATACTAAATGATATTGACCCGTCTGTATTAACTTCTGAGCAGATAAGAAAGATTAAGACAAGGACTGGCACAGGCAGGCCATCATTTGAAAAATCAAGAGATGGTAGATGGAACAGGCTTAATGAACAGTTCAGAAAGAAAAGTCCTTTTGAATCTGTGGGTGATTACTTACTTAATGCTTCTACTCGTTTAGCATCTGCTGATGCATTTGGTGCTAACAGTGCTAACAGACTTAACGATGACATTAACCATTTACTAGAAAATAATATTGTCTCTAATGCAGAAGCACAGAAAATGTGGGATATGTATGACGGGTTGCATAATGTATATAGAAGACCACAGGATGAAACAGGAAGAACAAGGCAGTTAGCATACAAAACTGTTGCTACTGCAGCTGCTGTCAAGTATCTAGGTATGGCTACTATATCTTCTATTACTGAGCCTGCTTGGATAATGCAGAGAAATGGTGTGGTCAATACACTAAGAGCTGCACCGGCCATGGCTGCTAATGTCTTGGTAGGAATCAAGCGTAGCATTTACGCAGGTGGTGTAGGAAAAGCACCTAGTAGTTCCTTTGGCCGAGATTTAATTAGGACCATGGGATTTGCAGTAGACCCTGCAATGAACGAGAGAGTAGAAAAACTATTTGCTGGTGACAGAAATGAATTCTTAGGGGTATACTTCCGTACACCTGCTGGTTTATTCTTGACCCAGTACACAAACTTTGTTCGTACATGGGCTGCTGTTGCTGGATTAAAAAGAATAGAATCAGAAGCTAAGAAGCTAAAGAATATGAAGCCTGCAAGGAAGCGTAGGTTAGAAGAAGAGCTAAGAGAAAATGGTCTTACTATAGAAGAGTTTGCTGAGATATACAGAGTAGGTGGCAACAGGATGAGACTAACAGATGAGAACTTTCTAGAAACAATGATAACTAGAAGTGATGGTACCCAAGCTAGGGTAAGAGACCTGATGGTTCCTTGGGTTCGTAAGTTAGTTACGGATGTAGCACTAGAGCCTACTACTACTAATAGACCGTTGTGGATGTCTAATCCTGATATGCAATTACTAGCACAGCTTAAGTCTTTTCCTATTCTGTTTGGTAATACTATTGCTAAAAGAGTAATAAGGAAAATGAATCCTAAGACTTGTAGTCCAGACTTCATGGGTCAAATGGCTACAGTAGCTGCGATAGGTACAGCACTAGGAGCTGCTGCATTAGCTATGGCTATCAAGGATGAGATTCGTGGTAGTGAAAGAGAGAAAGGACCTATTGATTATGTATCTGCTATTGGTGTACCACTAGTTGGAGAGACATCTTTGTCTGGATATATAGGAGGACCTGCTGTTAGTATAGTGGATGATTTCCTAGCGTCTTTGTACGGAGAGGGTTTGTCAGAAACCTTAGCAAAAACACCAGAACAATTTTATGATATATTACTTAGGGCTAGTGTGGGTGCTCTGGGTGCTGAAGCGTTGGGAGGTGAGTAGTGCCTAGAAAATGTGCAATGGGACCTTTCAATGGCTTTCAATTAGAAGGTAATATATTATCAGCCAAAGGTATTGATGATGCTATGGATGACTGGGAAGGTGTCAAGTCAGCTGAGGAAATAAATAACAGAGAGGGATTTAAACCTATACCTGATGAAGATGGTAATGTTGTTATGCACCATTACAGTAATGTTAAAGGACTAACAGAACTTGACCCAAAGAAACAAGGAACTGGATTAAGAAGTAGTAATTTTAGAAGAGGGTATGGAGCACCGGGACAAGTATTGTTTTCTTCTTATGGTTTAAATGTAGGACATCCTAAAGGATATAAAAAAGAACAAGGCTTAGGTAATGTTGAGTACATTAGTAAGATGCCTGTCGAAAGAATATATGACATGGAAAAAGATAAGGACTTCCTTTACCTTGAAAGAGATAAAATAATAGAGCAAGAAAATATACCTCCTACAGATACTGATGGTAGGACACAAGCATTCTATAGAGTAATAAGAGATGCTGGGTACGCTGGTATATTTGTATCGAATGGTATGGGGTATGGATTAAGTGCAGCTATCTGGGAGCCAACAGCAGTAGAGCAAGTAAAGCCTAGGACTGATGCACAGACTATCTCAAATGAATCTAAGATGGCTAGTCTGTTAGAGGGCTGGAGAATTACTCCTGAAGAGATAGAAATAGCAAGAGCTAATAGACCTAAGAATGAATGGAAACAGCCAGAAGAATTAAAAAGTCTAGCATTAAATAAAGTAGATGATGGTATTAATTTAGATGAAGACTATGAGTGGGCACAAAATATTATATTAAAAAATGATATTGCTTTACTAGGTAAAGTACAGAAAATACCTACATTCAGAGAAATGATAATGGCTGTAAAAGCTAAAGCACCTGCAGGTTTAATAAGGCAAGGTGGTGGTGATGGTTATACAAGAGAATTAATAATGGCACAAGAGTAAAGTCTAGGTTAGACATACCTGCTTATGAAAAGACAGACACTTGGATAGTTACTGTCCATGATTTAAAGGGCATGGGTGTTATTGGCTACGCTAAGTCTGCAGTATTAAATAATGTAGAGTTTGGTGAATTTAGCAAAGCAGCTAGGCAAAGTAGCTGTCAGGGAAAGCATCTAAATCTACCTTTGCTACTATGCAAGGTGACTGGGTAGATGTGAATGAAAGACAAGCAGAGCAGATGGCTAACGAAGCAATAGCGGACCCAGAGAATTGGGTAGAGGTTGGAATGAATCCTATTCGCTATGGTTATTTTTATGTAAAAGAAACTGGTGAAAAAATATTATCTTCATCGCAAGTGGTTCAAGTAGGTCCACTAGTTATGGCAAAGAGAGATGGTATAGTAGAGTCTACTCCGCATAGTGAAATAGTAGAGGATGCTCTTGGTGATGCCAGCCCTAGAATAATACAAGTAGCTAAACAATACAGGGCCAAGTCTAGGATAGTAAAGCCAGAGACTAAAATACATCGGCCAGTTAATCCTAAGTTTGCAACAAGAGTAGCTATGGCATATGATGCTATGAAACACACACCTAGGAATAAGGATGTAGCTGAGGCCTATGATGCATTGATTAATGAAACTATTGAGCAGTACAAAACAATACTAGAGTCTGGACTGCAAGTAGAGTTTATACCTAGTGGACAAAAATCTCCGTATGCTTATCCTAGTCAAGCTGTAAAAGATATAGTAGACAACAATCATATGTGGGTATTTTCTACTAGAGATGGTTATGGTAAAGGGGAACAAAACACTGAGCATCCTATGCTTGCACCTACTGAGTTTACAATTAGTGGTGAGATTGCTTTAGCTAATGACTTGTTTAGGGTAGTGCATGATTACTTTGGTCATGCTAAGAATGGTGTTGGGTTTAGAGCTGAGGGTGAAGAAGCAGCATTTATATCTCATGCTTCTATGTACTCTGACCTAGCTGTTAAGGCACTGGCTAGTGAAACTAGAGGTCAAAACTCTTGGGTTAATTTTGGTCCGTTTGCTAAACAGAATAGAACAGCATCGGAAGAGGATACGGTATATGCCCCACAGAAAGCAGGGCTATTACCAGAAGAATTAAGGGACCCTAAGAACCCACCTGCTTAAGTAGCTTTTGTATATTAACTAGGTATAGTTTAGAGGCTTTGTGGTCCCCACCCATGACAGTATATGGCTCCATCTGTGCCATTACTTCTCGTAGTTTGTTAGTATTAAAGACTAAACTACAACACAACTCACCATCCTTTACCAAGTTGTGGACCCAGAGCTCTGCCTCTGTACTGGTTAGTCCGGATGGTTTACCATAGCTTTCAATCTCGATACAGATGTTACCTGTACTCGCCCACTTATCTCTCTCTGTTTTTATCTCGCAAGTCTTGGCCCCAGAAAACATTTCATCTATGTGCTTTTCCCATTGCTGACCAAACTCTAAGTCAACATCAAACTTACGCATCTCTTTTATATCCTTACTCTTGTTCAGTCCCATGCTCTTCTCCTTTTATTTCTACGACAACATAGTTGTCCGTATCTAGGCCACCAAACTCAGTAGTAATCTTGGTAACATATTCGTAGTGGTCATCTTCAATTATATTATTCTCTACTAAAGCATCCATGAGAAACTTATGCATAGGAAATGTATAGTTATCTAGGTCTTTCTTTCTTTTGTTATTAAAAAATAATTTGTAGGTTGGTTGTATTGTCTTGTACTTGGGTAATGTCTTTACCCATTCTTTCACTGTTGCGTGGTACGCCTGCTTTACATTATTCTTTTGTATGTAATGCATAGGAAAGAAATTGTTTAGACTAACCATGAGTTCCCTTTTCTTCTCACCCCTACCCTTGCTAAATACAGGTAGTGGTAATATACCTTTGTGCTTCATTACTTTCTCCAGTCTGATTGCCAAAGTCGTGGGTTAGTTTCTTTCTTTTTCTTCTTAAGTTCTAGGTACAACTTGGAAGTCCCATCCATGCGGACAAGACCCCAAGTTGTTTTAGCTTTAGTCTTTGAGCTCATCGACTATATCTTTGTCGAGTAGTCTCCAGATTATGACAGCTGCGATTATGCCAGCCAGTCCACCGTTTCCTAAAGTCCAAACTATGCCTAGTATAGAGCCGATTACATCTCCGGTTAGGAATGCTACCTTTGGTCCAAAGATAATCTGCAGTATAATAGACAGGCTAATTAGTTTGATACCAACATCTATCGCACCATCAGCTCCGTTCTTGATTTTATCTAACATCTTTACTCCTTTCTTTTAGTTTAACATCTATCGCCTTGAGGATTTTCTCTATCTTTTTCTCTAGAGCAGGCACCTCTACCTTTTCTTTCCATAGCTTACGCATTAGACTTACTCTCATATATGCCAACCTATACACAAAGTATCGTGTGGTGGGTTACAAGTTAAATGTCTCTGCTCTTCCATCTTGTCTTGTAGTGTAGTACATCCTGCTAAGGTGACAACAACAATCTGCAAGGCTATTATTAATATTATAGTATTCATTCTATTTCTCTTTCTTCTTCTACCAAGTCAACTAACTCACACACACTACCAGTACAAGCCAGTGTCTTAGTTCCTACAGTAGTATCTGTTAATTCATATTCACTAATCAAATCCCAGTCAACAGACTTAGGCATTTTCTTAGCAAGCTCGTTGTATTCTTTCTTGGTACAGTCTTCATAAGGTGCTTGCTGGTATGAATGGTCTGAGTGTGGCAAGAAACTAACTCCACTCACCTCATCAAAATGTTCATACACCCACGCACCTACCTGCATCCATTCGTGTTCTCTTACACTGACCGTAACACTAGGCTTGTGCTCACAATAATGTCTCTGGTATATGAGCCATAGTTCTAGCTGTTCAATAGCAGTCCTCTCATTCCTAAGCACAGCACCCTCTGGTGCTTTCATTGGAAAAGTAAAGACCTTGACACTATTAGGTTTCATTACATCAGCTTCACAAGGAATGCCTTGGTCCTCCATTAACTGTGCAATAGGGTCCTTAGCATCTGCTCTTACTCTTCTAAAATAATAATCGTTATGTCTAGTGTGTATACCACTAGCACTGTCAACTAACTGACTGACTGTGCCACTAGGTTTAATGGCTGTGGTTGCAGTAGCTTGGTTAATGCCTAGTAGTTCTGACCAATGAGCATTAATTTCAACTACTTCTTTTCTAACTTTCTCAAGGAATTTAGGTAAGGCTTCCTTGTCCACAGAGCCATTCATGAAACTGTTATCCATTATACCAGTTAATGACACTCCTAACAAAGATTCTTCTTCTGTATTTTTAACCCACTTAGGTCGTAATCTTTTGATATTTGTTAGTGATGCTTGGAATGTACCAAGGGTAGTGGCCAGTCTAGCCTTGCGTAATATATCCCTTTGAGTATCCTCAGCCCGTACTACAATCTCTGTCAAGTTACAGAACTGCCCGTCTCTCAGTATGATTTCACTGCATGGATTACATCCAAAGTCATGGTCTGTGTCACGTCTACCTATAGAAGCTACTTGTTTAATTGCCGCTTCTCTATTAAATATACCACGCTCACCAGACTTAGACTCATACAATGAAGTCCATTCTTTCATAAAGATTCCTATGTCTGGCTTCTCTGTGTAGCATACACTGTTGTTACTGAGTGCCATCTCTGGTGTGTCTGACCACCACTGTCCAGACTTAGCATTACGCATACGCTCATCAGTCAAATTACTGAGGGAAATCAATGCACTACGTCTGACACCACCAACGACAACAACCTCTGCAATCTTACACATCATTCGGTGACACTCATAACTTGTCAGCTTTCTGCCTACTGCATCCTTGAATAGATTAGTAGCAAAATTAAACAGGTCAAGCAATGGCTCTGGTCCACTAGCCCTGCCACCAAATGTCTTAAGCCTTGAGCCCTTTGGTCTTATCTTTGAGAAGTCCCACTTAGGCATCTCACCATCATACAGGTATGTAATAAGTTTACGGAAGGCAGATTGCCAACCCTCTTTACTGTCTTGTACAACAATAACATCCTCAACATCTACCATTTCTTCTGGTACCTCTGGTAGCTTGGTAACAAACTGTCTCTCTACACTAAAGCCTACACCAGTACCATGCATCAATACATATAAGGCCTCATCAAATGACTTAGGATGGTCAACACTTAGATACGCACAGTTGTATCCAGCTATGTTGTTATCCTCTAGTGCCTTGCCTGCTGTCATTAAAGCTCTCATACTTGGCATAACTTCTAGGTTACATACTGCATCCTCTAGTATTTTTCTTGTCTTAGGTACCAGCTCTTGGTTAGTATTTTCTTTCAAGTGTACTTCCATAAAGTCAAAGTACCTAGCTACTGTTTCTTTCCATGTCTCTCTTCTATTTTTTTCTGGTAGCCATCTCGCATACCTGCTCAGTGCTATAAAATTTTGGTAGTCATTTGGTAGTGTATTCATTCTTCATCCTCTAGTGGTGCGATTTCAATGTCAACCATCTTATCGCCATTCTCATCATAATAATCTTTGTACTTCAATCTTCCATTCCTGTGTAACAATATTGCTGTTGTTATACCTTTGTCATATGCTGTCCTATATGTAAAGTAGATAGCGACTGCACCTAAGAATGTGAAAGCTAAACTTATTTCTATGTATCCCATTTATATCTCCTCAAAATCTTCTAGAAATCTATCTTTCTTTTCTATTAGTTTATTTTCAAATGCATCTAGTAAATCCTCTGGCTCTATCTCTAACTCATCGCATATAAGACAAGTGTCATATGTCTTTGCAATGTAAGCCTTTAACTCTGGTAGCTGTTTCAAAAGCTGGCTCCTGTATTGTCAACAAAATAATTAGTTATCTTGCCAGACGGAATAGGCTTAGCTATTAGACTCCCATAACAGTCTTCCTTAAATCCACAGAATGAGCAAGTCATGCATAACTTTTCCTCACCATTCTTAGTTAAGGTAGTAGCGTTAGCTATTCGCATTGGCGGTGTATCAGATTCCATCTTATCTTTTAAGTCAACAATAAAAGTATCAACATCCTGCTCTAGTTCTTGCTTGCACAACTTAAGAGTTGATTTGTTTTTATTCAAAGCTAGGAAGTATCCATGCTCTCTGTTGTCATTCTTACCATAAGCTGATAGCTGTTTAATGTATCCAAAGCCATCATCTTTTATACCTGTCTCAGTAAACTTGTTATCCCAAGACCAAGCACTCGCTGTCTTTATGTCTACTAGCTCACCATCAATAGTACAGTCCTGTGAGCCATTGACACCCTCAACAGTATGTTTCTTCTGTTGGTCCTCGACAGTGTGTCCTGCTAGTTTTACCAAGGCCACTAACACAGCCTCAAGCACATGGCCTTGTAAGAAAGTCAAGTATACATTACCATCTATCTCTTCTGGTGTGTAACCCTTAACTCCATACCATTGTGCTCTTTCGCATCTTCCTATACCAGACATTCTTAACTCGTTCTTCTGCTCGTATGGCTCAAATGCATTCTTAATTGCATCCTCTACCTCACGACCTGCTTGCATAGCTATTGAGCCCAAGTCACCAGAATAATCTTTAGACTTCATTACCTCATATACATCTGGTATTAATGTTTCTATTGTCTTTTCCACTTTCTTACTCCTCTCTTGTTGTAATTTCTATTAGACGATTCAAATACCATTGTGCTTTTTTTAAATCCTCTAACCCATTCTTCATCTTATATCGAGTGACATATTTTACCACATTGCCCTCAAGAAAACTCATGTTCTTTGAGGTAATATAATCAATACATTCTATACCCTGTGTGTAGTGCTCTGGGTTGATGTTGTCTGGTATCCTGTGCTCATTCCAGTCAACCTTAAATTCATTAGTGCGTTTCATTCCAGCTCCTCCCTATTTTATACTCCCCAGTTATTGGACAATTTAGTTTATAATAATTTGTTGTCTCTTTCATGGCATCTACAATAAGCATACCAATGTAGTCTGCATCATTTGGATTACATTCAATCTGAATCTCATCATGAATGACACCAATCTGCTTGTACTTTAGACCCTCATACTGTGCAAGACCATGGAAAATATCCCAAGCTCTCTTGGCTATGATAGCACCAGCACTCTGGAGCAGGAAGTTAAGGGATGCATGCTCACTCCTAACCCTAACTTTCCTACCATCCAAAGCATTCAAGTATCCTTTATCAGATGCCTTATTCACCCTGTATCTTAGTTTCTTTAAGGCTGGTGTATTGTTTAAGAAATTCTCTTTAAGTTCCTTTCCCTCTGGTACACCGCCACCAGCAATGCTACCTATCTTAGCATCTCCTGCACCATATAAGAATGCATATATAAATGTCTTGGCCTTATCCCTTGTATCCAGACCAGCTGACTTTTGATTGGCAGAATGTATATCACCAGTCAGTATTTCTTTTGTATAGTTCTTGTCATTCATATAGTGTGCTAGACATCTAAGTTCCAGACCAGATAAGTCAGCACCTACCAGTACCTTGTCCTCTGGCACAGTAAATAATGCTCTCATCTCTGGACCATATTCTTTACTACTAGCTGTTACCTGCTGTAAATTAGGATTACTACTAGACATGCGGTGTGTGACAGTGCCCATAGTATGAACTCGACTGTGTATTCTACCAGTTCTTTCATCCAGAGCATCCAACCATCCTTTAATCTGGCCCTGTCTTTTCTGTAGCATTAAGTATCTAGCTATCAGCTGTGCCTCTGGAATATCCACATCCTTAAGTGTGGACTCATCTACCTTAGGCTTACCAGTCTCTGTAAATATACTAGGCTTCCAGCCATAATGCATGAGGTGTCTACCTACTTGTTGCCTGCTACCTAAATTTAATTCGGGATAGGTCCAGTACCCATAGTCATCATCATCATTAGTATAACAACCAAGGTCCACCTCATCTTGGTAATACTTAGACCTCCTACCATCTGCATTAAATCTATTTTCTACTGGTTTCTTGCTGACCCATACAGGCAAAGGTGCAAAAGTCTTATGTACTTCCTGCTCTGCTTTTCTTAGGTCCTCATTAACTCTTTGTTGTAAATGCATAGCACCATGCTCATCAAACAACCACCCATTTTTTTCTTGTATTGAGCATTGTCTTTTAGTAGAATACTCTAGTTCAATAGCATCCTTACTTAATCCTTTCTGCATTAGTATCTTATATACTTTGCTAGTTATTTCTGTATCTGTAATACAATAATCTACCATCTCTGTGCTGAGCTTGGACCAGTCTTCATGCTCCCCTTTAGGATAGTCTAGGTACTCACCCCAGCTAGATAAGGAATGACCGCCCTCTCTTCTTGGATTGTCCAGCTGACTCAGTAGAAGAGTATCATGTATAAAGACATCCTTAAAATCTATGCCCCAAAGTTCTTCCAGCACAGGCACATCAAAAGCTATGCCATTGTGAAAGACTAGGGTATGACATATGCTCCTATCCTCCAGCCATTCCTTAAACTCCTCAGCCTTATAGAATACCTTTGTCTCTTGAGTGTATGTATTATGCACACACACGCACCAGATTGTAGTAGCCTCGATACCATCAGTTTCTATATCACAACTAAAAGTCTGAGGCATCTGACCCTCCCATATCTGGATTGATTCCTTTCTCTAGTCTGGCAGTCTCTGGATTAAAGTAGGCCCATCCAGCCTCACCAGTCTGTCCAGTTCTTCTTAGCTTAGGTACCCTTATCCTTGTTGAATTCTTTGTGTACTCATCCTCAGCTAGCTTATCCCTAGAGAATAATATATTTGTATGGCAAGCCTGTGGTATTGCTCCACTACCTTTCACATCATATTCGCTAATCTTGTGAGGATGAGAGCCATCATCTGGCTTTCTAGTATGTGTACTCAGTATGACGGCACACTTGGTCTCTTTACATAGCTTAATAAACCTGTCCATAACCTCTTCGATATTCTCGTTGCTTAAGTTCTTGATTGCAGTATGCAATGGGTCCACCAAAATAATACCACAATTCAATCCCTTTACAAAGTATCTTATCTTAGAAAACATCTCATCAATATCAATACTACCACCACCATCATTATGTAGTTGTATCTTTGAGCCAAATCCAATATCAATTGCAGACTCCATGATGACATCCACATTTAAATCTGTTGGCTTGACCAGTTGTAAATTCTCTGCAGTGTGCACGCTCACAACCTTTCGGATTGTCTCATCAATGTTATCCTCTACCATGAAACATCCAATCCTCTCATTAGTCTGTGTGGCAAAGTGGTAGATGAGTTCGTTAAGTATAGTAGTCTTACCAATACTAGTGTGTGCCACAATAGATACTAGCTCTCCTCTGGCTATACCACCACGCATCATGTGATTCAAATCCCCAAAGGAATCTGGCAATGGCACCAGCTCTGTATTCTGATAGTCCAGCAAAGCCTCTCTCATCTCTTCGATGGTAGCTACACCACTAACTGTATACTCCTTGGCATCATTCCACCACTCATCGTAGAATGCTTTACTATCCCCATTAGCTAGGTAATCGCTTGCATCCTTATGCTTGGCTAGTGTTAGTATCTTGCATTTATTTGGGCCCAGTATAGGTGCCACTTGCTTGGCTGATTCTCTGCCTGCCTCATCATCATCAAAACATATGACTACAGTCTCAAAAGAATCTATCCACTCTAAATTATTTTTTATATTTGATACGGAGTTAGCACCATTGTTAATAGAAACAACAGGCCATCTACTACCAAACATTTCATAGGCCGAACAACAATCCAACTCACCCTCTACGATGGTAAGGAATTTGCCTCCAGCTTTAAATAAGTTTTGACCGAATAGCATGTTGGTATTACTAGTATCACCCCATCCTCGAAATGATTTGTTAGCTACGGTCCTAGTCTTGATACCCACCATCTCACCTTTCTGGTTGTGGTATGGGTAGTGGTGCTTAATTATCTCACCCTTATTATTCTTCTCACATTTAACCTTATACTTCTCTAAAGTCTCGGCCCTTAGCTTTCTATCTGGAAGAGAATAGTAATCCCCTCTGTAGTTTTTCATCCAGCTAGAATCTTTGATTTGTATTGGCTTGCTCTTGTGTGTTACATGACCATGTGTGCCACAAGCATAGCAGTGAGTTTGGCCATCATCATAGACAGCAAGGTTATCACCTTTTGTATCTTTCCCCATCTTTGCACAGTCGGGGCACTGCTCCTTTCGGATTAGTTTATTATCCATTTTAACTCCCTTACTTTAAATAAAAAGGGCTACCATGATAGTAGCCCATGACTTTACGACCAGTTAGAATTCGCTTTGGTCGTACTCCTCCACACCCTCAGCCTTTTCATCCACTCGGACTCTTTCTAGGTATGTGTAAGCATCGTAAGGTGCTTTACCTTTCTTGACTAGCATCGTAACCTTATCACCAAATAAAGATACATGAGAGGCATCAACTTCCTCCTTGTCAGCATTGTAAACCTTGGGCTGGCCAAAGTCTATCTTACGCTTAGAAGTAATCTGTGTCTTACCCTCATAGTCATTAGTCTTAAGACCGTTCTTCTCTGCTAGTTTTTTACCATCCTTATCTAAGGCAATTGTAAGTGTGTACTTACTCGTACCCATAAAGACATCTGGTGTAGTTAATTTATTGAAAACAACTTCACCTGTTAGTGGTAACATCTCACTCATATTTAACTCCTTTATAGTTAACATTCTACCCAAAGGCTGGGCTACCTAGTAGCTTAATACTACTAAAAGTGCATTAAGAAAAATGGAAGTAAAAACTCAATGCACTCTTAGAAATACTAAGAATATCTATGTATGAATTACTAGTAGTATATATATACTTAACAACTTCATAGTAACCATACATAGATATATTGTACCAACTATTTTATGTTATGCAATTAAAATTGTGGGTCATATTCTTGTCCTTTGTCAACAAGTTCTTGGTAGTAATCTGCTCTAGCTTTGTAGAAGTTATAATCTTTTATATTCTCTTCAAAGTCTGCATCATATTGTAGATTCCTGTACTTCTTAAGCATTAATGCTACATCTACCAGTTCATGGTCCACTTCCCAATTTCTTCCAGTCATGCTATTGATATCAGTCATTCTTATCCAACCATTCTTTCATATCTTTTTCAAACTCTGGCGTAGTCATAATATAGTGGGCGTATGCCATAGCATTATCCCAACTATCCTCAAAGTCTGTACCAAAGGCCAGCTCATCCTTATTTTCATAGGTATAAGGCACACCATTAATGTCTCTCTTTATCATTTAACTCCTCCTGTAGTTTTTGTATTTCTTCTTTTAGTTTATCATTCTCTTTTTTCAAAGACCTATTAATCCTTAGGGCCTCATCATTAAAGTTCTGATTGTTATTTGGATTGGTCATAATCCTCCCTTATTTTTTTAAGTGTTTCTTCTGGTATAGGCTCGTCACCCATCAACATTGTTAATGTTATACCATATTTCAAGAAGAACTCAATATCTGAGCCATCATATACATTCATTCCTAACTCTCTAAGTGTTTGTAGTGCATCCATTATTTTCCTCCATTTACTCGTTTATCCATCAAGTCCCACTCAACATCCTCTCGACTGGGCTGGCCTGTAGCTAACGCCTTTTCAACTGTCTTCTCTAAGTCAATTTCAAGGGCCCTTAGTTGCTCTATTTTAGCATCAATCTCTTTTCTTAGGGCTTTTTTTACAGTATTTTTCCTAATTATTTCTTTCTCTAATTCATTTAACCATTTAAATGTACTCATACATCCTCCCTATAGCTATTAATCCGTAATGGTAGTTTACCTGTAACAATCTCTATTACATCTAAATACAAAGAATCAAAGCCCACATCTTGCTCCATTTCTTCAACACTAAGCCAAGCATTTAAACACTCATAGTAATAATAGCTTTTAACACACTCAAATTTATTTAACAGATAATATTCTTTCCTTTCTTTGGCATCGCCTTTACAAGGAACATCCCAAATATCTAAATGTTGACCCTCTATAGAAACTACCTTATCAACTAGCTTATGATAAAGTTCATTACATTTTTTTGAATCTACTCTAATCATTTTTCTACCTCCATATTTAGTATATTATTATTACCATCACGCCACTGCTGACGCATCTCTTCACGATAGGCTAGCAAAGACCTAACATCCTTTTTGGTCATCACAAGCCCATGTCTATCATGTGGAGGGCCAGCAAGAGTATGCAACATGCCATCCATCCAGCTGGCTTTCAATTGTATCCCTGCAACGACCTCATCTGGCTCATTTTTCCATTTCTTTGTTGAAGTCTGCAGTTGCTTGCCTCCATGCCCCATCTCAGCCCATATGTAATCTGGCTGGGCAGAACGCTGGAGCCTGCTATAAGCACCAACATAACTGAGCCCAGTTGCCTCCATAATTCTAGCAATAGTAACAATAGACCTATCCGCTAAAACATATTCCTTATGTAAATTCTTAGGCACCTAAAATCCTCCACTTCTTAACCATGCATTTTCCTGTGCTGGTGTCATGTCAAGAGGACTTCTGGAGTTTCTGTATTGTCTCTTACCATGAAATGTCAGCTTTTGCTTAGCCTCTGTATTATCTATCTTAGATAGTTTCTTGGCTAAGTCATTGATTTCTCTATTCATTTTAGTATAATTATCCATGTTGCTCCTTGTACATATAATCCCTATATAATCATATTGATTTGTTTTCTCCTTAGTTCACTCTCTGTATGTAATGTCAGCCTTGCCTCCATCACATAGTTTCACAATCTGGACTGATACTTCATCATCCACTATTACTTACATAGATCTTCCTAATTTTCTCATGTTGCTCCTTGTACATAATAATCCCATAATTTTTACTCAGTCAAGTCATTACTCATTATCTCATCCTTAATAAAATATTACATCATTGTAAAATGCCTTGCCTCCATCACAAATACACAATCTGGATAAAGAGGCATTCTCAATCCATATTTTTACATACTCTTCCTTGGTTTTCTCAACCTCCTTGTCAAAATAACCCATAATTTTTATAGTCTTTTCATTACTCATCGGCATCATCCTCCTCAATTTGTACAATTTCAGCCCACTCACCACAATGTGAGCAAAGCCCTATCCCATCTGTATTGGGAGTATATACTGGGGAATCACAACAATTGCTCCATCCCTCAATTACTAAGTGTTCTGTAAACATTTTTCTAAACGACATTTTTACCTCCTTGGTATTATTATTTAATTTCTGGTAAGAATTTTAGCACGAATCTATAAATCCTGTCAACCCCTAAAATGCAAATAAATTGAAAATAATTGGGAATCCTTGGCCCAGCTTGGATAACTGGGCTCGAAATCTTCGATTCTAGGGACTTTTATTAGTTGGGTAATACCTAGGCCTTGGGTAAAATGGCCTTTATGTGGTAATTACTAACCTGCTGGCCTGTAGTCAATTTCTTATTGGCTATGTTTCCTGCTACATAATGGCACCAGCTATCCCACCAGTAAGCGGTCCCTTTTTGCTGGGTCTGGGATACATAGGCTCTAATCTTTCGCATTTTGGACTCATGCTTTAAGGTTTTAGGCAATGATACTTGAGACTGTTTCCAGCCTAGGCGTTTAAGATTATGACTATCAATGCAGGAAACATTAAATCCTAGTAGCTGGAGCACGAATGCAGATTTAACCATTCCTAGGTTTGGCGTGTCGTAAACAAAAAGCAGGGCTTTTGAGATGTTTTCTACATCATCAAGGCCTTGGCTTACATGCTGAGTTAATCTCTCAAATATGGCCCGTTTGTTGGCTTGTACATATGCAAGCCCGTCTCTTTTTGTGACAGTCTTACCATAATTTAAATGCCTACACTCTAACCCTTGCTGGTCTACCTCAAACATTTTATCTGCTAGGCCTTGAGTTGGTTGCTGGATTGATAGCAATACAAAAGTAAAACCCCTTACCATATTGTCTGGGCTGGCCAGCAAAAAATCTGCGATTATTTTATTATCTTTTTTATACATTCTTACCTCCTTGGTTTAGTTACCTAAAAAGCCCCAGTTAAGGGGCTTGGTAGGGCAGGCCTAGGGCCTAGTAAATATTACCGCTCCTTTGCAGGTATTCCTCCTCAATCATCTCTCTGTCATACTCCGCATTAATTCGGGCATTCTCATCAATCTTTTCAGCTACCCAGTCTGCAATCTCTTGAAGAGTGGCAGGGCTTGAGTAAGTATGGCCCATGCCATAGGTTACAGTCTTACCATCAAGCGTGCAAATTGTAACCTCCTCAGTGTCATCATTGGTCATCAAATGGGCTCCAATATTTACAGTGTATAAATGATTGACATGCTTATGAGGTAGCCTCATTTGAATCTTAAAAATAGTTCCAGTATTTTGGTCTATTGGTAGTGTAGTTCTGTTTTTCCATGCTTTCATTATTTGCTCCAGTTATAGTCATTAGGGAAGAGTTCCTTGGCACACTCTGTAGAGCATACCATCGTATCATATCGGCTAGGCTCTGAGCCTCTACCGTAGCCTGTAGGCTGGCCACAGTGCTCACAGAATGTATCCTCTGCCTCACTCTCATAGATGAGCCCAGCTACTACTCCAGTAGGCTCAATTTCTGCTAGCCTTGTTAGGGCTTGTTCTAGTTCTTTTTGTGTCATGTTATATCCTTATATGTCGCTTGGCTCTTGAGGGGGCCAAACTTGCCCTTTTGTACATCTGAATCACCTAGAAAGCCCCTTGGTAGGGGCTTGGTAGGTTGGACCGGTTTAAGGCCTATTTACTGCTTCTCATTATCGTTCTGGCTACATCCTGCATGTGCTTGAAGTAGTACATAGTTTTCCAGATACTATCTGCACAGTTCTCAACATAGGCTTCAACAACCTCAAGGGATGGAGTGCCTTGCTTCCAGTTAAAGGCTGGCTTAATCTCAAACTCATCAGTCTCAATCTCAGTGAGATGAAATAGGTATGTCATATGACCGCCCTTGCATTTAATATCAACGCATCCTTGAGGGTATCCCTTGCGGACTGAGTTCCACTCACAATAGTATGTATTCCCATCACCTGTCCAGAAGTGTAGTTCTAGAGGTGCTGGTATCTTGCTAATCATTCTTCTAATTTCTTTGTTTTCCATTTTAATATCCTCCGTTAGTTATAGTAAGCCATCGGCTTTCATTTGAGCAATATGCTCTTTTTTCTGAGCCTTGATACTGTCCATATCTGGGCCCCAGAATTCCATCTCTATGCTATCGCCTCTGGCCTCTGCTTTGGCTAGTGGCTTGAGTACATAGTTACCGTTCAATGTCTCTACTAGTGCATAGCCTAGCGTATTAGTTCTTTGCTCTACTTCTTTGATTGCTTTTATTAGGTCATTCATTTTGTGTGCCTCCTTGGCAAGTGCTGGTCAATTCCAGTAAGTGAATTATGCCTGAGTCAATTTCATATGTCAACAATTAATTTAATCAATGGATAATAAAACTTTGAGAGCCTTGGTTATTATGTCAAGGAATATATGAAATCCACGAATCCATCCCCTCTGCTTTTTTCCATCCATCCCATCCCATGATGGGTCCAAGAATCCATCCTATCTGGTCCAGTCTACGCCATCCATCCCAGAAAGCCCATCCCATGTAAGAAAACCCCGAATATGCGTGGGGGGGAGGGAGCGTAGGCGGAAGGGGGGGCACCTCTTTTGTGAATTTTGTCCATGAGCCGAAGGAACCCACGTATAAAATTCTTATTTTTTCAATGTAGTACCTTGCATAACCAACTATTTTCGGCACTATGCATAATTACTTAGATATTATCTGGTATAATAGTACCTAGAATGAGCCCCAAAGAACCAAACTAATAGTATATATATACTGGTAAAAGAAAACTTTGTAAGAATTCTAGGAATGAAGGGATAACTAATTTAAATTTATGGTATAATAATAGTATATGGCAAATAAAGGTGAAATTTCTGTAGACTCAGAAGATGAGATTAGAGAAATAGAAAAAGAACTCGAAGAAGAACTACGATATGCAGTAGCATCAGCAAAGGGTGTGGTCCCAGCAGATGCTGTATTAAAGATAGAGCGTAAGAAAGGTCGACCTACTGGTGGTCTTAGTGCAGAATCTAAGAAAGCTGGTGGTAAAAAGTCTAGAATCAAAAGAGTGGACAGACGTATAAACCTACAGATGACGATTATTCTAAGGTAGAAGAGATGGTTACTATAGGATTAGACCAGCATACTATAGCTAAAGTAATGGGTATTAGTAATGCTACTCTAACTAAATATTATGCACACAATTTACTAGTAGGTAAAGAGAAACGCACCGCAAGAGTAGCAGGTGTAGCTTATGAAATGGCGGTTAGCGGGGAATCTCCTAGCATGACTACGTTTTGGTTAAAGACTCAGGCCGGATGGTCCCCGAAACACCATGTTGTTGTAGAGGATAGACAGTTTGACATACAATGGGCCAACGATGAGGCTGACATTGCAGACGCTAATCAATTACTAAAGAATAAGGAAGGCAAAGTACACTAGTATTTATGCAAGAGGAGAGGAAATCCATAGTAATTCCCTATACACCTAGGGATTTACAGAAACACTTACATACTAATCTAGATAGATTTAATGTTGTTGTATGTCACAGAAGGTTTGGTAAGACTGTATTTGCTATAAACCAGTTAATCAAAAGTTCTGTAGAAGATATACAAGCTGGTAAGAGACAACCTAGATATGCGTACATAGCACCACTATTTAAGCAGGCTAAGACAGTTGCTTGGGATGAATTAAAAAGACTATGCAGCGTATTCCCTGAGGTTAAGTTTAATGAAGCGGAACTAAGAGCTGACTTCATGGGAGCTAGGATACAACTGTACGGAGCTGATAACTATGACACTCTCCGTGGAATTTATCTTGACGGTGTAGTATTAGATGAGTATGCCCAGATGAACCCTAAGATGTTCTCAGAGGTTATAAGGCCGGCACTCTCAGATAGGAAAGGTTATGCCATATTTATTGGTACACCTAAAGGGAAGAACGAATTTTATGATTTATATCACTCTGCTCCAGAGAGGAAGGGATGGGCCAGATTCTTATACAAGGCGAGTGAAACAGGGATATTAGATGATGAGGAACTGGAACTTGCGAAACAGGATATGGCAGAGACTGAATTTGAACAAGAATACGAGTGTTCTTGGTCTGCTGCACTTAGAGGTGCGTATTATGCTAAAGAGATTGAAACTGCTTATGAAGAAGACCGAGTGGGGAAAGTCCCTTATGACCCGTCTAAACAAGTAGTAACAAGCTGGGACCTCGGAGTCTCAGATGCAACCAGTATATGGTTTGTACAATTTGTTGGTAAAGCAGTACACGTTATAGATTATTATGAAAACTCAAACGAAGGATTGCCTTACTATATAGATGTACTTAATCAAAAAGGGTTATCATTATGGTGCACACATAGCACCACATGATATAGTAGTTAGAGAATTTTCTACTGGTAAGTCAAGACGAGACCTAGCATTTGACCTAGGCATAGACTTTCAAGTAGCACCTAAGTTAAAGGTTATGGATGGTATTGATACAACTAGAACTTATTTAAACAAGTGTTGGTTTGATGAAGAAAAAACCAAGAAAGGATTAGAAGCATTACTACAATATAGAAGTAGTTATGATGATAAGAAAAAGATATGGTCACAAAGACCAGTCCATGACTGGACTTCACATGCCAGTGATGCATTTCGTTACTTATGTGTAACAGATGTAGTGTTTACAGGTAATGATAGTGTCTGGGGAAGGGAACTCCCTGAGACTGATTTAAGTTGGATAGTATAAGGAGAAGTATATGCCAATGAACCCAAATGGTTAGAAAATAAATTATTAGAAATGGCACAGGACATTAAAGACCTAAAAGAAATAATGAAGGCAGTCAGTAGTCCATCCACCACCTAAAAAGAAACAAAATACCCTATAAATAAAGGTAAATAATTTATGGCTAAAATGACAAAGCGTGAGCTATCTGCTCACCTAGAGCAAGAGATTAACTCTGCTTTAGGATACAAAGACGGAAAGCTGACAGAACAACGCTCTGATGCATTAGACCGTTACTATGGTAAAAAGTATGGTAATGAGCAAGAAGGTCGTTCACAAATTGTCACAAGAGATGTAGCCGATGTAATCGAATGGATTATGCCTAGCCTTATGAAGATATTTACTTCGGGCGATAAGGTAGTACAGTTTGAACCACAAGGGCCAGAAGATGTTAAATGGCAAAGCAGTCTACTGATTATGTGAACCATGTCATTATGAGACAAAACCCAGGATTTTCTATTATATATCAATGGTTTAAGGATGCACTACTACAAAAGAATGGTATAGTAAAACACTATTGGGATGATAGTAGTGAAACATTAAGAGAAGAATATAAGAATTTAACAGAAGAAGAATTTACTGCACTCTTATTAGATGACAATGTAGAAGTAAAAGAACATACAGAAAATATTGGTGAAGAGACATGATGTCTCTTGGAGCCACAACAAATATTACATGATGTTGTAGTAAACAGAACATATGATGATGGTCAGGTTAGAATAGAAGCTGTACCACCAGAAGAATTTTTAATAAACAAGTATGCCAAGACAATAGAGGATGCTCGTTTTGTAGGACACAGGGTAAAAAGAACTAAGTCTGAACTAATAGAACAAGGCTACCCTAAAAGTAAAATAGAGAATGTATTTAGTAATGATGAAGCTGATTATAAAGCTGAAAGACTATCTAGATTTTCACACGAACAAGACAATGCACCAGAAGGTGACATTGATGATGGAATTTGGGTTACAGAATGTTACATGCGTGTTGACTTTGACAACGATGGCATTGCTGAACTAAGAAAAGTAACGAAGGTTGGAGATGAACTGTTAGATAATGAGGCTGTGGATAGTGTTCCCTTCTCCTCCCTTACACCTATACCAATGCCTCATAAGTTTTACGGTCTGAGTATTTATGACTTAATCTCCGACCTTCAACTCATTAAGACTACACTAATGCGTAACTTGTTAGACAACATGTATCTAACAAATAATGGGCGATACGAGGTAGTGGAAGGTCAAGCGAATTTAGATGACCTAATGACTTCTAGACCGGGTGGTATTGTAAGAGTACGCACACCGGGTGCTGTCAACCCTCTGGGAACACCACAACTAGACCAGAACTCTTTTAACATGCTAGGGTATTTAGATAGTATTAGAGAAGAACGAACTGGTGTTAGTAAGAAGTCAATGGGTCTATCTGAGGGTGCGTTAAAGTCGCACCAAACTGCTACAGGTGTCGGTCAAGTTATGACTGCTGCACAGCAGAAAATAGAATTAATAGCTAGAATATTTGCTGAAACAGGTATGAAAGACCTAGCAAACTCTGTATATATGTTAGTACAGAAATTTGAAAAGCCTGAAAAACTTGTAAGGCTAAACAACAAATGGACTACACTATACCCACATGAGTGGAAAGAAAAGATGGATTGTGTAGCACAAGTTGGATTAGGTTTGGTAACAAAGATATGAACCTAATGCATTTAGGCAGGTTGTCACAAACAATACAAATGATTGCACAACACCCAGCAGCAGGTATGTTACTTAAGCCTAAGAATGTATATAACCTAGTAGCTGAGCAGATAAAAGCTATGGGCATGAAGAATGTAGATGACTTTATTACAGACCCCGGAGACCAAGACGTTCCTCAACAACAAGGGCCTAGCCCAGAAGAACAAGCTAAGATGCAAGAAGCACAGCTTAAAGCAACAAGAAATAAAAGTTAAAGTACAAAAAATACAAGCAGAGTCTCAGCTTAAACAACAAGAGATGCAAATTGATGCACAGATAGCACAGCAGGATTTAGAACTTAAACAGCACAAGAAGCTAGTGTAGACATGCAAATTAAAGCACAAGAACTTGAGATTAAGAAAGCAGAGCTTGCACTTAAGCAACAAGAGCTTGTACTAGAAAGAGAACAAGAACGAGCAGTTAAAATAGGAACTGATTATGGGGAAAAGGGAGAAGAGATAGCAAGGGCTGACCAAGCTAAACAGATTTTAGAACATCCTCTATATGTAGAGGCTCTAGCCACAGTCAAAGAAGCATTAGTACAATACTTACTTGACACTAAAGTTGCCGAAGAAGTGGAAAGAGATAGATTGTATATAACAATCAAAGCACTGGATTTAGTTAATCAACACATAACTTCAGTGCTTGAGACAGGCAAACTTGCTGAAAGGGAGCAAGAACAATTTTTAACTGAATAGAGGAGAACAACCTATGGATTCTGCAGAGAACACCCAAGAAGGTAGATTTGAAAGAGTAAGAGAAGGTTCAGCAGAAGATGCTGCAAACCAAATCCTTAATATGTGGGACTCACAAGAGCAAACCGCAAGCGAGGAAACCGATACCCCTGTTGACGAGGAAGTGGTAGAGGAAACAGAGGAAGCTGAAGAGGTAGAAGAAGAAGCCCCCGAAGAAGAAGAGGGACAAGCTGAAGAAGAAACCGAAGAAGAGGTAGAAGAAGAAGAGTTTGATGTAGTAGCCGAAGAAGATTTAAAGTACACCATTAAGGTAGACGGAGAAGAACTAGAGGTTGGTATTGAAGAACTTAAGAACGGATACCAAAGGCAAGCTGACTACACTCGTAAGTCTCAAGCATTAGCAGAGCAGCGTAAGGAGACGGAACAAATCCAGTCCGAGCGTCAAAGGCTAGAGCAAGAGAGGCAAATGTACGCAAATGGTTTACAGATGTTGCAAGAGCAACAGAATGCAAAACTTCAAGAGTTTAATAGTGTAGATTGGGATACCTTAAAAAACGAAGACCCCTACGCAGTACATGATAAAGAAAGAAGAGTACAGAGATGCACAAGAAAAAGTGCAGAACGTAGTACAGCAACAACAATATGTTCAACAAGAACAAATGCTGAACAGCAACAAGCTGCTAAAGCACATTTTGTTCAACAAGAGTATGCTAGGCTAGTTGAGGCTTTACCTGAGTGGAACGATAAAGAATCTACTATTAAAAAAGATATACAAGAGTACGCTGCCATCAGTAGGCTTTCGACCAGAAGAGATTAACCAGTTAGCAGACCACCGTAGTGTTCTAGTAATTAAGAAAGCTATGGAGTATGACAAGCTAACAAAAAAGGTTGCTCCTAAGAAAAAAGCAGTTAAGAAAGTTCCTAAAGTACAAAAGTCTGGAAGAGGAAACTCTAAAGAAGATGTAGCTGCTGAAGCTATTAAGAAAAAGCGTGCAAGGTTACAGAAGTCAGGTAAACAACATGATGCCGCTTCTGTCTTTTATGATATGCTTTAAGGAGATAGGATAATGCCTACGCAATTTAAGACATACGATGCAACTGCAATCCGTGAGGATTTGTCTGATGTAATCTATGATATTTCACCAACAGATACTCCATTTATGTCCAGCATTGCTGGCAAAGGTTCAGTATCTAACACTCTATTTGAGTGGCAAACAGAAGCACTTGCTGCTGCTGTAATTAATAACTACCACGTTGAAGGAGCTGCTGCTGGTACAGCTGCAACTACTGCTACAACTCGTGTACTAACCAAACACAAATCTCTAAAAAGGTTGTTGAGGTTACTGGTACTCACGAGACTGTAAACAACGCTGGTAAAAAGTCAGAAATGGCTCACCAACTAGCAAAGGCTTCTAAAGAGCTTAAGCGTGATATGGAAGGTTCACTACTAGCTGACAACGCTGCTGCTGCGGGTAACGCAACTACAGCTCGTGAGACTCGTGGTGCTGCTAACTGGATTACAACTAATGTTGTAGATGCTGGTACTAGTGGTTCACACGCTGCTATGACTGAAGCTGACGTTCTAGCTGCTGCTGAAGCAGTATGGACACAAGGCGGAGAAGCCTCTACTATCCTACTTGGTGCAACTAACAAGAAGTTAATCACAGCTATGTCAGGTCGTGCTGATGCGGTTCGCTCAGTAGCAGATAACAATATGACTATTCAAAACTCAGTTGATGTATATGTATCAGACTTTGGTACTTACAACATTGTTATGGATAGATTCTGTGACCAAGACGTTGTATACTTCTTAGACCACGATATGTGGTCAGTTGATTACCTTCGTGATTTCCAAACTGTGGACATCGCTAAAGAAGGTGACTCAGAGAAGAAGATGCTTCTAGTTGAGTACGGTCTACGTTGTGGCAACGAAGCTGCTAACGCTAAGATTAGATACACTACAGGTTAATATAACCAACTACCACCCTAGGCAACTGGGGTGGTTTACATTATGGCAATTGATACAAAAATTATAACAAATTTAGATGGAAGTCTTACGGTAGCTAGTCAGCAAGATGACAAGGTAGTTAAGAAACTAGCCGAGCTAAACGCAAAAGATAAGTTCCATAACAGAAACACACAATACAAAGGTGACTCAGTAATGTCGCACAAGGTGGCAACTATACCTTTAATCGTAGTAGAACAAATGATGAGAGAAGGTATATGGGGAAACCAAGAAAGAATGAAAGTCTGGATGAACGACCCAGCCAACGCTATGTGGCGAACTACTAAAGGAAAAGTATAATGGCATTAGGTACATTTACAGAATTAAAAGATGCAATAGCAGACTGGTTAGATAGGTCAGACTTGACCGCAAGGATACCAGACTTTATTGCACTAGCAGAAGCTAGAATTAATAGGGAGCTACGCATTCGCCCTATGGAAGTAAGAAGTACAATGTATGCTACAGTAGACCAACAATACTTTAACCTACCCGGTGGTTACATTCAAATGCGTAACATACAACTAAACACAAATCCAACGACACCTCTTGAGTACATTACACCAGAGATGTTAGATAGGTTATATGGTAGCACTACAACAGGTAAGCCAAGGGCCTATACTTTGATTGGAGACGAGATTCAACTAGCACCAATACCTGACTCAGCCTACCAGATAGAAATGGCTTTCTACGAGAAATTTACCCCATTAGGAGATGGCACATCAGGTACAGTCACAAACAACTGGTTGACTGCAAATGCACCAGACGTATTGTTATATGGTGCTCTTATGGAAGCAGAGCCTTTCATTAAGAATGATGAGCGTATACCAGTATGGCTTAATGGCTACAGTAACGCAATAGACAAGCTACAAAAAGCAGACCAAAGAGATAGACACTCTGGCTCTGCGATGAGAGTAAGAAACATATACTCTGGAGTTGAAGGTTAATGGCCTCTAGCACTTGGTCAGCAGACTCATCAACTTGGTCAGGCAATTCCTACATATGGAATAACAGTACATACCAAGTAACAGCAACAATGACACAGACCATATTATCTAAGAGTGGTCTAGAAGATACAGTATTCCCTAGGTCTTTGTCTATGGGCAGTAACTATGGAATGTCAGGCACAACAGCACACGTTATGCCAGCATCAGCTACACTAGAAGGTACTAGTGCAGTAGCTAACAGTCAGACAGCACAGCTTCCAGTTAGTGGAACTCTGGCAGGAACAAGTAACATAAAGAACAACGTAAACTTTGAAGAGAGTGGAACGATGGGTATGACAGGTTCTGCCTCAAGTGACAACACCTTCTTATGGAACGATGTAGCGGAAGACACGGATACACTTTGGACAAAGATAAGTGACCCAGATGAATAATAACAGGAGTAAATAATGGCATTAGAAAATGTAAACATAGGGCTTGCTAACTATTGGAAAGTTACTTGTCTTGACAAAGACGGAAACGTCAAATGGGAAGAGAATAAAAAGAACCTCATTACTACAGTAGGTTTGAACCATATTCTAGATACACAATTTCACGCAAGTACACAGAACACAACTTGGTACATAGGACTGAAAGGGGCTGGTACTCCAGTAGCAGCAGACACTATGGCATCACACTCAAGCTGGGCAGAACTTACTGGCTATTCTGGTAACAGAAAAGAATGGACAGAAGGTGCAGCGTCAGGCGGTAGTATGACTAACAGTTCTAGCGTGGACTTTACAATTAACGCAACAGCTACAATTGCTGGTGCTTTTCTAAACACAGCAGCGACAGGAACAGCAGGTACACTATACGGTGTAGTTGACTTTAGTTCTTCAAGAGCAGTAATCTCTGGTGACACACTACAGGTAACGGTAACAGTAACAGCTGCTTCAGCATAAAGGAGTAGAGAATGGCTTTAGAGGATTTAACAGGTACTAAGTACATAGATGACCTCGTAGCGACTAACCCAGCAGCAGGCGATAATGTCTCTGAGGGTGATGACCATATACGAGGAATCAAGAATGTACTGAAGACTACATTCCCCAGCATTGATGGTGCAATAACTGCAACAGATACTGAGCTTAACTATGTAGATGGTGTTACCTCTGCTATTCAAACTCAGATAGATACTAAGGCAGCAACGACTGCGGTAGTAACTAAGACATCAGCCACAGGGTCAGGTGCTCTGCCAGCAGGTACAACAGCACAGAGAGATGGCTCACCTTCTGCTGGATTTATTAGATTTAACACAACAGATACGAGTGCTGAGATTTACGATGGTTCAGCTTGGACAGCAGTAGGCGGTGGTAATACTACAGACAAAGGTTTGTACGAACACGCACATACCATAGCAGCTAACTATAGCATCACAAGTGGCAACAACGCTATGACTGCTGGTCCGATTACAATTAACTCAGGGGTTTCAGTTACGATTCCAACGGGTTCAACTTGGGTGATAGCATAATGAGTAAAGTTAAAATACAAGGTAACGCATCAGGAACAGGGGTACTAACTGTAACTGCTCCGAATACGAGTACAGACAGAACGATAACATTACCTGACACAACAGGAACTATGTTAGATGAGAACTCTAGCTTACCAGCAGCTAACCTAACAGGCACAGTTGCAGATGCTAGAATTTCAGCTTTAACAGCTTCTAAATTAACTGGTGCTTTACCAGCAAATGGTTATTGGACTTTTCCCGAAACAGGAAAATATAAAGTTGAATATGTTTTTACTGCAAGTATGGATGGTGATTCAAGAAATGTATATGGTTATATTGGTACAACTGAAAATAATTCTACATATTATGACAGAGCTGCTCTTGAAACACATATACAACGAACACAATCAAATCAAACTTTATGTACTGCCTATGGTAGTTGCATTGTAGATGTTACTAACACTACAAATATAAAAGTTAAATTTTCTTGTTTCTCTGTTGATACATCAAGAATTATGCTTGGTCATTCAACAAAGAACAGGACTTATGTAACATTTACAAGAATAGGAGATACCTAATGACTTACACACTTGAGGACTATTTAGTAAGTTTACATACAGGTCAATGGTTTGGTTGGAGCGATAGTAAAAACAAAGTCTATGCTAATTTAGTTATTCATTCTGATGATGCTAAACCTTCAGAGGCTGACTGTAATGCTGGAGTGGCAGCAATGCAAAAAACATATGATGATGCAGCTTATCAAAGAAGTAGAGTAGCCGAGTACCCATCAATAGGCGACCAGTTAGATATGATTTACCATAACGGAGATGGTGGTGCTACATTTCAAGCTGCAATTAAAGCAGTCAAAGACAAATACCCAAAGGAGTAACGAATGGCAATAACGATTAGTGGCAACGGAATAACCACAAACGAAATACTAAACGACACAATCCTTGCTGCCGATATTAACTCAGCAGTAGAGTTAGGTGGTCCAAGTCTAGGTGCTTCGAGTGTGATTAGAACCAATGCCCAAACAATAAGCGAGAACATAACCATTGCTTCTACGAGTAACGGTATGAGTGCTGGACCTATAACAATCGCTGATGGCTACACAGTCACAGTTAACGGAAACTGGAGTGTAGTATGAGTACGATTACAGTTAAAGAATTAGCAGCACCAACTGGCTTTGATTTAAAAATAGCTGCTGGTGAAACGCTAGACCTCAAAAGTCAAGGCTCAGTTATTATGCCAGCTGGTCATATATTACAAATAGTAAATTTTAGAAGTACAGCTGCTAATACGAGTACAACATCAACAGGTTTTCAAGATGCTGGAATTGCTGTAACAATAACCCCTTCTTCAGCTAACAGTAAAATATGGGTTATGGCTTCTGTAAATGGATTGCACAAAGATGGAGCGAATACAAGTGCTGGAACTAGGTTAGTAAGAGGTTCTACTGAATTATCACAAATAGATGCAATATCATTACACGATGATAGTACAAGTCCAACGGGTGCTTGTACATCTATGAATTATTTAGATAGTCCAAATACTACTTCTGCTACTGAATACAAAATACAGTTTAGGTCTTGTACTGGAGGTACTGTTTATGTCAATACTCGATATAGTTCTTCTCATACTACGCACTCAACTACAATAACACTTATGGAGGTAGCGGGCTAATGGCATCAAAAATTAAAGTAGACCAAATACAAACCGCAGATGGCACAGGCACTATAGCCTTACAGAATCAGCTATCGGGAATGACAGGTGTGAGTATGCCTACAGGTAGTGTGTTACAAGTAGTAAATTACAGAAGCACAGCTTACAATACAGCTACAACATCTACAACTTTTGTAGATACTGGAATGTCTGCAACAATTACCCCTTTTTCAACTAGCAGTAAAATATTGGTTGTTTCAAATTTAAATGGTCTATACAAGCACGGTGCAGACTATGCTGTTAGCACTAAGGGATGATTTTTAATTTAATTTTAACAGGAGCAAGAAATGGCAAATGAGATGACAACAGTCGATGCCCTTCAATCTTTAAAGCCAGGAGCTGAATGGGTATTGAGAGGTGACGAATTAGAGTGGCTGGACAGTAAACAAACTGAACCAACACAGACGAAATAGACGCAGAGGTTACAAGACTTCAAGGTGTCTATGATGGTAACGCATACCAAAGAACAAGGGCAACAGCCTATGCAGAAATTAAGGAGCAGTTAGACCAACTGTACCACGATATGACTGCTGGTAAGTTAGACGCAACAGGTGAGTGGCACAAAGCAATTAAAGCTGTAAAAGACGCAAACCCTAAACCATAGGAGTAGTAAATGCCAACAGAGATTAGTGGCTCAACTGGAGTCAACAAGATACAAGACAATACGATTGTTAATGCTGACATAAATAGTAGTGCTGCTATTGCTGGTTCTAAATTGGTAATGCCTACGGGTAGTATATTGCAAGTTGTT